TCTCTGATCGTGATGTTGTCAAATACACTTCCTCCTGATCCATTGGCCACTCCTAAGTATTCATTTTCATACGCATCTGGGTTAGTTTCCTTTAAGAATTCTGCCTCTTCGATAAATGTTTTTCCTAGCCACTTCTTTGGTATGTCCAGATAGGTGCTTTCCGTAACCAGTCTGGTTTCTTTCGGGATCTTGATGTATTTGTTGGCCCAGTTGTTCAGGCTCTTTGGTGGGTTGAATGTTTTGAAGATGTATGCAGTATCTCCGCCTCGGATTACAGACTGTTCAATCTTTCTAACCGCCTCCGGTCCCATGAACTGATCCAACTCTTCAAACCATAAGACTCCGATATATCCGAATGGAACCTTGATCGATTTTACCTTGCCCGGATCATCTGCTCCTCTGAAATAAATCTTTTGCCCAGTGCTTTTTCTCGTAATCTCCAGTGGTGATACGGTACACTCGAACTCATCTTCCAGTCCAAGAGCTTCTATCGCCCATCTTGCTTGCTGATAGATGGAACTTCGCATCGTATCTCCTACCTGACGCATGATCACCGCATGTATCTGATCATTACTCCTCAAAATGTCTCCTACAGCCAGGCTTACAAAGGATGATTTGGTACTGCCTCGGCCACCTGGGAAAACATATTCTGTGTGACGCTTTTCCTTGATGTCAAAAAGCACCGGAGCAAATACCGGAGCAACCATTGTTGCCGGAATGCCTTTGTATTCTTTTTCCGGAACGGGTTCCGGCTGCATCCTTTGGATGTCCGCCCGTGTCTTTTCAATCTTGGCGCGTTGCTCTTCCGTTGCGAGATTCATGTGATCCGCAAGCCACTGCAGGGCCTTCATCCGATCAGCCAGTTTAATGCCGGCTCCGTCTTTTCCCTGCTTCACCTCTGTCAAGATTGTTCCATCCACATCCAGAGAGTCTTTAAATTTCGCAGTGTTGACTATTCTTGTCAGTGTTTCTTCTTCTCCAGTCTCTTCATTTTTCACCTTGACCGGACCATACGCTGCCATCACGGGGACTTCTTCTGTACCAAATTCCATGTAATCAGTGATATCTGCGAAGGCTATGTCTATGTATTTTTGAAAAATATCAGCTTCTGATATTAGTTCTCTGTTCAGCCTGTTCTGCTTTAGGCACTGGATTTCTTCTTTTACCCTAGCATTTCCTAGCATACGAGGTCCATTTGCAGTGGCCGTTTCATAACTGCATTCATATGCTTTTTGATATGCTTTTGTGGCATTGAAGCATTTGACGTATAAAACGCAAAAAAGCCTTTGCTTATCGTTTAAATCAGGATTTTCAATTATCTGATCTATCACTTCTGCATTGGCTTTCTTTTTGTTTTCACTTTTTCGTTTGGAGCGTTCCATATTTTTTCGGAGCGTTCCATTCATTTTTTCATCCCATTTATCTTTCGATTTCCATCCCCGGACAGTTCCTGCTGCCAGATTTAGTTGACTTGCAATCTCAACTAAATCGATCTCTCCCTTATGCTTTTTATATATTTCGAACGCTTTCTCCCTATTTGGATTTCGTGCCTTTGGCATTTCACCACCTTCAATTCTGATTTTATAATAAAAGACGGCCTCAGTCTTTAACTGCTGCCGCCCTTAGGGTGAGTATGTCCTTTTCAAATTTTGGACGCTACCACTATAACACACTTTTATGTGCCGTGAGTGGTGATGTTTTGCAAATTTTATATTTTTTTTGACATCAACCAGTAAAATTTCCTCCTTGCTCTATAGTATTTCTGATCACCGCACGGCAACCCTTTGGCATCCCGAAGGTATATGTAGGTCGCATAATCTGTTGTAACCCCTTCCAATAACCATTGATAGATATCTGCGTCCGCCTCTATTGCTGTCTGCTCGATTCGCTCACATTTTTCCTGCAGCTCCGCACGTTTGATAGCCAGGCGTTCTGTTGCTGACGCCTGGCTTGGACTCCCCTTCCCCTCTTGGCCATATTGTATTGCTTTCACAGTATCTGTCATATTTTCAAGTTCTTCTCGCCATTCCGGATATTGCAGGCAATGATGGATAACTTCCAGATACCTGTGTTTGCTGATTCCATATTTGTCTTTATTGATCGGTCTTCTCTTCAACTCTATACTTCCTCCCCGTCCGTCTGTCCTTGATTGTTATAATGTCAAACCCGAACAGGCTTGCTATGTCCTGCAGATCGGTCAGTGCCCTGCGCATATGGTAGGGCATCTGGTTGTATCTGCGTACCGCCTTTTCTGCTGTCGGATCCTGGTAACCTTCATGGTTCATAGTTCTCCTTTCTGTGCGATGTCGCACAATGAATTTTCTTAAGCGCTTTATTGTTTTCTCGGTTTGTCCGTTATGTATGTCCTTTCGGTTATTGCCATATCACAATTAATATACTTTTCAATTTTATCTACACAGCTCCTGCAGTACACATTCTCCGGACTATTCGCTTGCGTTAAAGTCTTCGACAAGTTATAGCAGAATTGCTCTGTAGTCGCTCCTGCTCTGTCACATTCAGCATTTATATTTATCTTGTAATACGTTGCTCCCGTCGGCATCCCACACCGTTTGCATGTTCTTTGTTTCGTCATATCTTCCTCTTTTTCTTCCGGCTCTTTCTTGTCATACGTAATCTCACGCAGCTGCTCATCCGCACGTGCTGCCATTACACATGCGCTCCAAACTGTACACAGCACACAAATTATTACGATAACAATAAATATTACTGTCTTATCCATTCATTTTCCTTTCAAGCAGATCCATGTACATACTCTTGTACACATCCCTCTCAGCTATCGCTCTGATATACTCTTTATCATTCCCATATCCTTTCTCACGCTCCAGTTCATTGTATCTTTCTGTCTCTTCTCTGAACTTCGCAAGAATTCTATCGGATGTTTCTTTTTCCTTTGCCAGTTGCTTCTCCAGCTGTTTAATCTTCTCCTGATCAGCAGTATTATTATTCTCCGTAATGCCAAGTGTCAGCATAATAGCTTCATCAACTTTTTTGAATTTCTTCCTCTGTGCATGATCTAATATATTCTCCGATTCTGTCTGTATCCACCTTGAATATACGTTCACACAGTGCTATAGATGGTACTCGACACATCACCTCAACATGTGTCAGAAGTTGTTCATTTTCTTTTGTTGTCATTAATACTGCCTGCACAAATTCCGGATCTTGTTCAAGCCATGTGTCCGGTGATACTATAATCGCCGGTGTTTCTCCGGCCCTTCCATCGTTCGCTATGTAAAAAATGTCTCCATGATATGTATTCATTGCTGTTGCCCTCCCCACATTCATAATTGCTTTATATGCTGTCGGATCACTATAACCAGATCCGTTTTTCTTCAGTTCGTTTTTGCCTGTTATCTGTCCTACCATAATGCTTTCCTCTTTCTTCCTTTCACATATACTGTGCATTCTGCTGCCGGCATACCTCTGCTATGCCCCTCTATTTCAATATAGCTACAGTTCCCGACCTGATCATGTCTTCCCCTGTATATACAAGTCTTGCAGAGATGTCTGTCTGCATTGGGACCGTCTTTTCCTTTGTTGTAACCATCTTTCTTTCGTCTTCCCGGCTTTCTTCCGAGCATCTCTTCTCTGATTCCGGCCAGTCCGATATATTGAATATAATCTCGTACTTCCCAGTACTTTAATCCTGTAGCTTCCGCTATAGCTTTGTTAGTTTTTTTTGTCAAGCACCATCTTTTTAATGATTTTTGCCTGTTTTTCGCTTATTTCCTTCAACAATACTCCTTTCTCCTCCGACTGCTGCCATCCGGCTTTTGCCGGAGGGAATCTATGTTGACTGGTTTTTCGTGATACAATACCAGTTGGTGCTATTCTTTATATTTTTCTTCTATCTTCCGGAGCTGCTCTACGTGCCACAGTACCTTCTTCTTATCCCACCATTTTTCTATCTCCTTTGCTGTGTATTTTACACACGGAAAAATCATAGGATGTAGGAATGCTGTTAGCCATATCACGATGATCATGTTTCGTGTCATCTGCCTGCTCCTTTCATGAATTGGTTGTACATCTGTTTCTTCCAGCCTATTTCTGGTGGTGCTGGCCCACGGTTATGTTCGGCCAGGGTTCTTATCAGACCTTCGAATTCTGCTGCCGTCTGTTCTGAAAGCTCTTCCTTCAGATTGACGTTGCTCATCCAGCTGAATCCGTATTTTTTAAGAATATCTTTTCTTGTCATTTTCCGCCTCTTTCTTACATTTCATCATCAAACAGTATTCTGTCATCGTCATGATTTCTTTCTCCTCTCCTCTGTTTCCCATTTACACATATCCCACCATTCGCAGAATAAGCAGCATCCCCAGCATTGGTTAGTACGTACCATATGGAACCAGTGTTTTAATTTTTCTTTTATCTCCATGTCATTCACCTCTTCTTATGCATCTCAGAAGATCTTCTATGCCTTGTTCATAGCCCTCTTTATACTGCAGTCTGTTGGCCGCTTCTTCTATCTGGTCATATTCCTGGCTGTTCAATGTTTCCACCGCCTTTCACCAATTCGATTGCTTCTATATATGCCTGTATGTAATCTTCTGCTGTATTGTTGGCAATTTCATCAAGCTTATCCGCCGGTTTTTCTACCATTAATCTTCCGGCATATTCTATCTTGCCTTCCAGTTTCTTTACAATTGCTTCGGGATTGTATGCTGTAGCGTAGCTTTTCAGCATTTTGATTTCTATTCTGCGGTCTTCTATGTTTCTCTTAATTCTTCGTACCTTTTCGTCTATGTCATATAGACTGCTGCCAGGCATTCCTCCTGATCTCCACCGATCGATAGCTTTGTATGATCGTTTTATTTCTTCTTCTATCTTTCTTATCTCTGCATCGGCATCAATCAATCTCATTTTTCAATCTCCTCACATTCTTCGCAATCATCGCAATCGCCATCGCACATTGCGTTGTCGCAATCATTTTTATCCATGTCGGAGCACCACATGTTCATTGCATTGCACCATTTCATTTCTCAGCACCTCCTACATTTCTCTGTTTCCGTAATACAGAGCACATTCTTTACACTCGTCTATTGGCTCTCCTCCGCCGTTTCCCGTTCGTAAACCGGCGCATCTATCTTCTTCGTATCCGGGATGTTCATATTGATGAGCCAAGTAGCAGTTATCTATTCCCTGTTTTACTGTTATGTGCATTCTCATTATTCCTTTCTTCAAGAAATTCCGGATTATCAAATATATCGCCTATTACTTCCATCTCATTTAACTTGATGTACGTGTCCGTAAGTGGCATCGAATAACAGAACGGCTTGCATTTACTTAATTCATCCGTTGGAATCACTTCGTAATGCCATCCGATTACACTGTCTATTACTTCTTCACTTTCCACTTCTATGACGTTAAACTCTCCGAATACTGCTTTTACAAGATCTTTCGGATTGTCGTGACACATCAGGATATCGTTTTCCCATATTCTTTTGCCGTTCTTGTCATGCAATCCCGTATAGGCGCAAATGGTATTTTTGTCAATTAG